CGACATGCAATATGCCTTGGTAACTCCATCATTGGCAACTGTTATCTTGCTGCCAGCCTTAACAGCTATCTCAGGGGCTAGGAATAGCTTTGTTACAAGCGTCCTCTCTGCCGCCCCTGTCTGTTGGTTTACTGTATCTATCTTCTCGTATGAAAGACGGCATGGAATACCGTCTGAAACGGTGTTCTCCATCTTGGACGTTATCCCGGTCTCGTCATCCTTAATGGAGACATATTCGCTTATTGAGCATACGTCTGTATATGTCATCTCGACTGCTGCCCTGTGGGTTTTAAATATACCCTTAAAATCCATCAGAATACCACCCTTCTGTATCGGTTAAGCTGTCCCCTGTAATTTCTCAACAGCGACTCTGCATATCCGTTTGTCTCGGTAATGGCAAAGCTTGTACTTGTATCGCCAGTGGTTACGGATTTTATGCCCTGTGGCACGTCTGACTCTCCTGGATGCTCATTCCTGTACAGGTCAACCGCCATCCTCACAACTGTATTTTCCAAGCCTTCTGGTATCTCGTGTATATTGCAGTAGTTCATGACAATCTCCCTGGCATCGTTAAGGATAAATTCAAGCCTTGTATCCGTTGCCTTATCCTCTATGGTGGTGTCAATTCCAAGAAGAACCTTTAGGGTGTCAAGTGCCTCCATAAGAGCCTCCTATCCCAGCTTGTGCCTTATTGCAACAATACGTAGCTGCTTTGGTTCATATACAGGGTTCCAGTTCTCAGCCATAGCAAGCTCGCTTCTCAACGGTGTCTCTACATTTGCCCTTACCTTGCCTGTATAAGCAATTCCACGCGGATGAAGGATAAATGCTTTACGATTGATAATATAATCAATACCACCGCCTGTCTGCTTATCCCTGTCTACCTCTGTAGGCACATGCCCCACTGGATTTCCATTGCCATATGCAATTGCACCAGCTCCAAATAAATATGTAGTATATACACCGTCCTCGGTAACAGGGCAGCCATCATCTACCGTTACCTTTCTTCCCTGGTATGTTTCAAACTCCACATCAGTTGAATCCCTCTCAGTTTCGATTAGGTTTTTCTTCTTCAAAAATGCCTTTGTCGCCGAATGCATTCCCACGCCTGAAAGCTGCCCCTGTGCATCTCCAAGGAGCTGGCAGCCATCTATGAAAGCGGATGCACTGATATACTGTGCATCACCCTTTAATAATGTCAAGTCAAGGATATGGTCTTTCATAGGTGTCGTGGCTGTTCCCCCATCTGGTGTATATGTTCCAAACACACCAGAAAGAATTGCGAAAAGCTCTTTCTGCATATCCCTTGCCCAGTATTCAGCTATAAGGTCTCCTATAGCCTTTGCTGGATCAGAGCCTGCAAGTGCCGCTGCTAGGTTCGTGCTGCCCCACATCTTCTGTCTAAGGATTGTGGTGGAAACGTCCTTGTTTGAGCCGATTTTGCTAGGCGTCATCTTGACATCTTCAAGTGTTGCCTCTGACTCGCCCTGCAAATCCTCGAAAAACGGCATGTTGTGTGTACGTGCCGCCTCGCTTGCCAGACGGTCAAACTCTGGGCTGTTGACTACTATACCGCTTTTAAAGAATGCGGAAAGCTCCATTGTTCGGTTAATGACATATGGATTAAACAGCTCTGGTACTATTACGTCTGAAATCTTTGTAATTGCCATATCTTAATTCCCCTCTTTCTAAATTGTAACCCCCGCCGCTGCTGCCAGTGCCCTAGCCTGTTCGGGGTTTGTCTTGAATAATTGTGCCTGTTCGGTCATATTATAGGTTTCCTTTGCGAACGGATTCTTATTATTGCCTCCTGAACCTCCTGTTGGGTTGTAGGGTGGATTTTTTCCCTCTGTCTTAAATAGGTGTGCCATTGTGGTGTCAGCCTTATATGGTTTTAGTGTGTCCTCAACACCTATCGGGTTGTTGTCCTTGTCGAAGTTGAATTTGTCAATACCGCCATGCTTGTATATCAGATAATCTGTATCAATCACGCCAGCTTTTGCAAGCTGCTCCTTCAATGCGTAGGTCTTGACCATATTCAGGTTCTCGGTCTGCTGCTGTGCGAGGTCCTTTTTGAGCTGTGCTATGGTTTCTTGGAGCTTGGTGTTGTCCTTGTTATTGTCCTGTAGCTCCTTGATTGTGCCGTTTAGCGTTTCAATCTGCCCTTCGAGGTTTTTCTTCTCTGCAAGGTCTGTATCATACTTTGCCTTGCTGACATAACCGCCCTCCGACAGGTCGGCATACCTCACATGTTTTAGTTTGTCCGTCTCCTTGGCGTTTTTCTCGTCAATCTTTGCCTTTACCTGGGCGTAAAGCTCCTCACCCAACAATTCTTCAAGCTGCATTTTCCGTTCCTTTCTGGCTTTAACTGTAGCCACACATGGGAGCTATCTGCCCTCCCTTTGGCATATTCCAGACAGTTTTAATGTCTTGATGGTTTTGGACAATATAAAAACAACAGTGGGTTTTCCACTGTTGCATTATCTCTGACTCTTGCAATTTGTGCAAAGCTGTGCTATATTGATTATATTAAAGGCAATACCGCTAGACGGTTCGCCCGATTGATAAGTTTTTAGTCATAAAAATAACCGCAAACTGTCGGGGTCAGCGGTTATTTTTATGTTCATTTGCTATTACGCCCGATTTCATAGCCAAGTGTAAAAATTCCTACACATAGACCAATTACAGCAATCAGGCTTTCTAATGTCATAACTTTATTGTTTCCCTTCGTTTTATTTTTCACCACCATAACTATATCACTCCTTTCGGTGTGAAATTTCTATGATATCAAAATACCACGCAAGGGCGAACCGCCTACCGTTTCGATATTGCCGAAAATGATTTTACCATATTGTATGGACTTTAACAATACCATTTTTTTACTCAATGTATCTTGCTAGTCTATAATTTCCCAGTCTTCTGAAAAAAGTTCTATCATTGTCTCTTTCCATGGCACACGTCCATACCTACTTTCCACATATAGGTAAGGTGCCGTCATTTTGCTATGCTCGTCTGGAAATTGTGCCCTAACTACAACATCGGGACTCCATTTAGGCAACCTCATACCTTTTCCTTTTTTTACTGCCTCTAGTGCTGTTCCAAAATTCATAACTTATTTCTCCTTTCTTTTCGTTCAATATGTCTAGCAAATAATTATTGCTTAGGAAGATATATTTTGTTATAATATATACAAGATATATCTTCAAAGGAATTGGTCGCCGTCCCCTATTATGGATAGATGGTCAATTCCTTTTTTTTATAATTTTTATTATCTTGTCATCTTTTATCAGCATAATATTTTGTATAAATCCAGTATGGTATGAATTAAATAATCTGTTTGCTTGTTCTATAAGATTGTCATTATCTAATGGACAATTTGAAATATCAAAAACGAAATTGGAAGCTTGTTGCTTTTTCTTATTCACCATGTTATATAAAACATTATTGCTCTTGCCAATAGGTTCCTTTAAATCATATTTTTGTCCATCAATTAAAAAATCGGGGGTAGATATTCCTTCTGGCACCATAATTCGAGGAACCATTTTGATATTTCCACCTATTTGCTCTTTTATGATTTCTGCAATATGTTTTTCTTTTTTTGAATAATCCAATACAACATGCTTTCCATCTACTATATATGTAACATTGTCTACCGTATATTCAAGAAGATCTTCTACTGCCCCTTTTCTGTTTGCTTTACGATTTAACACTTCATTTGTTATATCCTTACCTTTAGATAACTCCGTCTTATTCCTACCGTCAACATACTTCGCCTTCCACTGCTCATACGTCATATTGGATGGGACTTCGTATGTCTTGCCTTCATCGTTTCTGGCAGCCCTTGTGCCTTCTTCCTCGTCATCTGGGAAATATGGTACCGTCACGCATCGGCAATTTGGATGGAGTGGTGGAACTGTTAGACCAATCTCATAATCGCTCATTGGGAAGTGTTTTCCGTCCATGCTGCCGCATATATCGCAGGTGTTCGTGTCCAGTGTGGATACAAACTCAAACTCCTCCACATCCAATTCCTTGTAGCACTCGCTTTGGCTCTTGGCGGCTATTGCCGCTGATTCAGTCATATAAAGCCTTCCTGCATTGGCTTTTGATGTTCCAAGCTTCTTGGATAGCTGCTCTATAGCCTTTCTCGGATTCTCTCCCCTTATGATATTCTGTGTAAGTGTCTCGTTAAGGCTGTTAACAAGGTTCTCCTTATTCTGCCACAGCCTGTCAGAGAAGTTTTTGCCATCCTGTGCCCATGAGGTATTGATTGCCGTCCTAACCCTTCTAGTATCAAGTTGATTGAAGGCATAGCCTACACCTGTGCCTTTTTGGATTTCAAAGGCTGTTCGGTAATAGCCTTCTGTATATATGTCCCTTAACATTGCATCCACGTTGTCATTTAGATTTCCATACAATACCTCGCACTCCTGCTGCACCTGAAGCTTTATGGCTTCAAGCCTGTTGATATGAACCTTTGCGGATGCATTCTTTAAGGCTTCACGCCACTGGTCGCTGTAGTCAAGGCTTTCGCCCTTCTTGATATATTCCTCTACCGTCCAGTGAAACTCCTCTAGCTCGTCCTTCCTTAACAGCTCCTTTGCTGCTGAAAGGCTTATCTCGTTATTCTCTGCAAGCTTGGCGTACCACAGCTCTATTTCCCTGTCGATGGATGCCTCGGTCTTTCTGAACTGCTCCTGGGCATATTCGTAATATTCCCTTGTCTTTTTATTCTGGCTTTCCTCAATCGCAGCCATCCTCTTTTTCCAATAGTCTGCATTTGGCATTTATCTTCTCCCAGCCCCCATTGTCAGCATGGTGTTATCATTATTGCCTTTTTTGTTATCATCATCGTCATTATCGTTATCATCATCATTATTATCGTTATCATCATCATTATTATCGTTATCATCACTATTTTGCCCGAATGCACCACCATACATCATTGCATCCTGCTCTTTCTGTGCCTCTTCCTTCTCCTTGGCTATCTGCTTAAGCTCAGCCTCGGCATCCTCTACGAAAGGATGGTTTCTCACTATGGTCTTTTGTGATAAAACACCTGTGCTCTGGGTGCACATTGTAACTAAATCCTTGTCAGACCTTATGGCATTGCGTGTCCATGTCTGTAATATGTCCTCCGCCTCGAATCCAAGGTATTCACATATCACTGTGACAAATTCCTCAAATCCAACCCTGAACTCCGTCTCCATAAGCCCTGCTTTCAGCTCTAGCAGGGAATACATAAACTTTAGAGCCTCGCCCGATGCATTACCATAGTTCTCAGGCTGTGGATCTATGCCCTGCCCCTGTTCGAATATCTCCTTCCTTGTCATTGAAAGGAGCTTCTCCCTCGCCTCAACTGGTATGTCTATTGTGAGTGTCGAAAGTCCGGGATTATCGCTGTCGCTGTCAAGCTTGACTGTCTTATATTTCTTAAGGTCTTGAAGGAACTCCTTCAAATCAGTCCCGCCGTATCCGCTTAGTATGAATATTATTTCCTGTATGTCCTCTAAGTCATTGACGAACCCACTGTACACCTTGTCGTATGTGTCGATAAGGGCTTTTATCTTGTCAAGGTCGCCTGTCTCTGTATCTTTGTTAAAAAATGGGATAAACGGCACACGTCCCCAATTATGTACGTATCTGTCACCCTCGCCCGATATGTCTATAATGCAATGTCCGAACATTGAATAATATGCAAGCGTGTCAATGTTGGCTGATACCTCGTAGCAGAACGACTCACATTCATATTCGTTCCAAATCTCATATATCACGTATCTCTTGCCATCATCAAGAATCTTGCTGTATGTCCTCATTACTGCCTCAATCTCCCTGTCAAGCTCATCCGTCCATACAGGTATAATCTCCCTGCTGTCAACCACACCGTAGCGGAACCTGTCTTTCTCATCAATCCAATAATGCAGCCATGCTACACCTGCATTGGATGCATTTACACACAGCTTCTTGCATACCTTTGTAAACTTTGCACCCAGCTTCTTTGAAATTGCCTTATTATTCTTACTGCTGCCAACATCAAACAATGGCGGGTATGTAAATGTGTATGAAGCCTTCTGGTCTACAAGCAATCCATGAAAGTTGTGGGATATGCGGTTGTCGGCATTACGTAATGGATTTTCTTCATTACCATCGGCTCTTTCCTTTTCATTGGTATTTTTCGCAAAAATGATATCATTCTGATTGAGGTAATACCTCTCAGCTATATCCGCCTTAAGGACAAAAGCACTGTGTCCAACCTCATATTCCTTTATAAGCTTCTTTGCAGCCTCTAACTCCATAACTTTCCACCTCGCCTTATATATCAACTGCTGCCTGGCTTCAATATTCCAAGCGGCTGTTTTATCCTTATGACCGTCATGCAATAATACCTTAGTGCATCCATGCAGTGGTCAGCAAACTTAACTGGCTTGTCCTCGCCACGCTCTACTGCCTTCTGATCCCACACGTATGAGCCAAACTCCCTTATTGTGTTTATACAGTCCTTATATATCAATATCATCTTGGTATTCAAAAGCGTCCCTACCAGCCTTATACCGTCAAGGACATCATTTTTTGCCTTTTTTACATGGAATCCGTACTTTTTTAGCTGTGCAATAAAAGAAGCGGCACTCGGATCAACGATTACCGCCTTTACTTTCTGCCTTGTATCGCCTAGCCATGAAACCATGTCCTCGGCATATTCTATATCAGTCTTTTGGGCATTCTCATCACGCCCTGAATAATAATATTCCTTTATGCATATGTGCTTGCCTGTCGTTGTCTTACGCCATAGCTGGAACACTGTGGCGTTTTGTGTACCATAGTCAACGCTCACATAGTAGTCATCCGTCCACTGGATTCCGTCAAGGCTGTCAATGACGTGCTCCTCCTCATTGAACATGTCATATATAATGCCTTCCGCCATCGCCCAAAGCCCCAATATGTAGCGTTTGAAGAAAACGCCCTTGTACATATTGCGGTATCTCTGTTTGATTTTCTCTGAAAGGCTCAAGTTGTCATCCATTGTGAAATGCAGATATAGGAGATTCTTCTCCACCGCCTTGTCTATCCAGTTAATTTTGAACCAGTGGTAAGGTCCTTCAGGGTTACAGTTGAACCAATATTTTGAACCCTCCACAGAGCATCGTCCTGTTGCCTGGTTGACGAAGGACTCTGGCATAAGTGCCACCTCGTCAAAGAATACACCCGCCAGTGTGATGCCTTGTATTAAATCCTGTGAGCCTTCGTCCTTGCCGCCAAATATGTAGAAATAATTAACTGTGTTTCCTCGGCTGATTATTACGAGGTTGTCATGTCGAAGATCCGATACACTGTAGCCACGTGACCTTAACATCAGTTTCAGCCAGAATAGAACATTACGCCTAAAAGAGCCTATGGTCTTGCCACACATTGCGAAATTCTGACCGTTGAATGTGGACATTGCCCATATTACGAATCCCAAGGACATGCTGATTGTCTTACCAGACCTTATAGCTCCATCGGCTATAATACCATCATGGTCCTTTACAGGTGATGTGTCGCACCACCAGTTTAATATTTTCCGCTGCTTCTTGCTGAATGGCTTGAATTTGAAATACTGCCTAATCCTCTTCATCAGACCAGTCCTCCGCAGCCGTTCCCTTCAATGCCTCTAGGAAACCGTCATCCTCTATCTCATCAGTGTCGCCCTCGTTTACCTTCGCCCTGAGTATTGCAAGCTTTGCCTTTTGCTCTGCTGTCGCTATATCCATATGGTCTGAAAGCCACTTGAGGGCCTGCATCCTGTCGGCAAGCTTTACCTTGACATCACCCTTTATCTTTGATATCTCGCTTATAATGGTGCCGTCCACCTCGTTGGAGTCCTTGATGCTAATGTAATTGACTCTCTTTTTAACCATCTTGCCTGTCGCTTCGTCCAGCGTCTCTGTCTCCCTGTTGCCAAATTCTAAATAATCTGTCATGTCTGCAAAGGCTATATCCATGTATTTCTGGAAGATGTCATCCTCGCTTAAAAGCTCCCTGTTGAGGCGACTTTGCTTTAGCCTTTGAATTTCTTTTTTTACTCCAACATTTTCCAACATTCTATAACTAACTGCCGCTGCTGTATCATAGCTACATTTGTAAGCCTTCTGGTACGCCTTTGTGGCATTGAAACTCTTAATGTAATATATGCAAAAAAGCCTCTGTTTATCGGTTAATTCGCCATTTTCACTTAGCTCTTCAACCTCTGCTGCCAGCGGCTCTTTTTTTGACTTCTTATTTGTCTTTTTTTCTTTTGCAACGTTGCGTTTTTTCTTTGCAACGTTGCAATCCCAATCAAGCCTATTTTTCCAGCTTCTAATTGTGCCTTCAGGCACGTCAAGTTTATGTGCAATATCAACCAGCTTCTCGCCAGCCTTATATAATTTTTCTGCCTCATTCTGCTTGTCTTTATTCCTGCCAACCACGCCACCACCTTCCTTACCGTTTCTTCTTTTGTATTTCCACGAAAAAAGCACTGCGACTGCCGCCACAATGCTTTTCCCATGCTTCAACATAAAATTACTAGAAAGGAGATTCCAATTATGTAAGTAAAGTCTATTTACTCAACTTCTGCCAATACCATATTAACACTTTTTAAACGTGCATTGTGTGCAACTTTCAGTTTTTTGCCTATTCCTAACCAATGCAAAAAGCACCATGACTGCTGCCATGATGCTTTTCTGACGTTTGGCTTTTATTAATTTGTTATTGAGGTTTTGTGTGAAAAGGGTACTCTACATCTATCACCAATAACATATTACCACATTTACAATGTGCATTGTGTGCAAGTTTTGATTTTGGCACATTTTTATCACATAAAACTGATGACAAGCTCTTTCGCCACATTCCATATGTCGCTTGGGCATTTCTCTAAAAACTGTGCATTCCTCGCACTTATGTCCAGCATTTTAGCTTGGTCGCATAAGATTACTCCTGTCGTTTTGGTGCGTAGGTCAAGTTCTATATGGAATGGGTGTTTTTTGTTTGTATTGGTGATGGGGCATACAAAGGCAACGGAGCTATGCTGGTTTAAAATGTCATTGCTCAATATAAGTGCAGGTCTCCTTCCGCTTTGCTCATGTCCTGCCTGTGGTGTGAAATCCATTACGATTATATCGCCCTGCCTATACTTTACCATACCTCGCCTCCAACTGGACTGCCTGTACTGATTTCATTTTCGGATTCCACGTATATTTCATCTATAGGTTTTCCGTAAAATGATTCCAGGCGTTCCTTTAAATCAATTTTCCCACCTGCCTTTGATATTACAATATTATCATCCACACGATTTATATTGACAGTCTCATTTTCAGACATTCCCAATGCATCCAAAAATGCCTTTGGAATCCTTATCCCTTGGGAATTGCCCCATTTCTGTATCACAGTCTGCATATTTTGTACCTCCTTATATAATATAGTATATACTATTGGATATACACGGTCAATCTTTTTCGTCCATTCTACCTTCCACTTCTCAACATGCAGAACAACAGCTCTGTCATGCTTCTTTTCCTTGATCCTATATTGCATGGATAAATTATCTTAGTTTCCCAATCTGACAAATCTATTGATTTATCCAACGGTGTAGGATTTTCAAATTCGTCTGTTACTTCATTGAGCCTTGGCATTGCAACCATCACCCCCACATACATTGATGATTCTGGATAATTATCCCTCAAATAATCCCAAAACTTACCGCTGTTCATATCTGCAAGTAATTTCTTGTAGCATTCCATGGTAGTCACTATATAGTTTTTCTCTCCAAAGAAATTAAGCCCATTATTGCTGTAGACATCAGCAATACAGCTTTTTATTTCATAACAGATGAAGTATCCTTTTTCTATTCCCGATACAGAGATTTGGTTCTCAGGCACAAATTGCATATAATCAACCCTTTTAGGGTTTCCCTTACTTTTTCCGTATTCAAAACTGACTTCCTTTGCCCAGTGCTTGGCCAATCCCGAAAATCTATCTGCTTCAAGCAATTCACTTAGAAATTTTGTTATATCTTTTCTATTCATTTCAATACTATATTCCTTATATCTTATATATTTTTACGTTTTATATATTCATCCCATTGCTCTGTTACCATTGAATTTGTCTCAGGTATGTAAGTGAGGTGCATATGGTTTTTACACTTAATGCATATTCCGCTTCCTGCTGCATATAGTCCCATTATATGCCCCAATGATTTTTTGGCATATACTTGCTCATGGCAAAATGGGCATATCACAGGATATCTCTTATTTAATTCCCTCTCACGTTCTTCTTTGCTCATATTTGATTTTCCCTTTCTTTTAATTTGCGTATATAAAAGGCGTATATTTTCATCCAACACAAAAGGCACTGCGTGCACCACACAATGCCTTTTTGCTGTACTTAACTTCATATTTTCGGAGGATTTATTGCTACATCTATCTTCCAATTCCATACTACCATAATACCGATGTGCATTGTGTGCAATTTTCAGTTATTTCTTAAATATCTTTCAATGCTACGTTCAACTGTGGTTCGGTCACAGTGCATAAGCTCTCCGACTTTCTCATAGGTGAATCCATCTACATAATAATACTGAATCATAAGCCTTATACGGCTGTCGTTTATACTTTCTATAAATTCCTCAATTTCCGCTTCTGTCTGTTGTGCCCTTGCGAGACGATTCCTTCGTGCCACCCAGAGTCTTTCTAACCGTCTGTTCTTCTTGATGCCTGCTGCCTCGTCATAGCCTTCGATTACCGTATGTCCCTCTATATACGGCCAATCCTTTGCAGATGACTTGACAGTATCCTTGCTTTTCGGAATTTCTACATTCTCAAGCTCTTTGATTTTTCTCTCTATGTCCCGTATTTCCGCTCTGAGGCTGATGAGCTGCCCTAACTTATCCTTTGTCAATTCCGTCACCCCTCTCACCACATATGCACCTGAATCTGCCCTTACTCCAGCCGATGTATTATGTAATATATTCATGACAGAACCTCATGCCTTTTATTTTATAGCTTTTATGTCGTGTCCAGTTTGGACACCAATTTTCTAATCATCATTTCCACCCAACAGCATTGCAAATGCCATCAGGCAGGCAAATACCACAACCGTCATTATGAACTGTAGGATATTCATTCCTTATTCTCCTTTTTCAACTCTCCAATAATCTTTGCTTCCTGCATTGATACAACATTTGCTAATACTTCACTTAAATTTTTAGTACTATTTTCATCTATGACCTCAATCATTTTAAGCATTGATATATACCCCATTATAATTCCAGTTTGCACATTCAAATCATAAAGGGATTTTATGGTATTAATATTACTCATTTCATAAATCATAAAATCAATTAGCTTTCTCGAATCTTCCAAAGTTTCAAGCTTTCCTTTACGCCCTTTTATCTCGTACTCCTTTTCTACCCATCTACTCATGTGCCTCTCCTTTCCATTTCTCCATTTCCTTCTCAATCTCATATTCCATCACCCTGCTATGTTCGTGTGTACCGCCCTTTATCACCCATGCCCTTTTTTCGAGCATCGGAATAAACATTTCCCACAATTTAGGGTATTTGATCGGCTTTCCGTAGGCATTTACCCAGCCGTCCCTGCTCCATTGGACATACCAGCGGTATTGCAGGGCATTGTTGACCGTCTGGCATGAATTGTGTATCTCCAACTGCTGCCCTTCCTCCAGCTTCCACAGGGCGTTTATCAGAGCCTTCAACGTCAGTTCAACCTCTGTTGTGTCAGTTCCATGGATATACCCCTTGTCCTTTGTATCATCCATTACTCTCCTGCCGTCAACAATCCGCTCCCTGTACCACCTTGCGACACCCTGTTTCACCCTCATAGGTCCGTTTACACTGGTCTCGACATATACCCTGATAACATCCATAGATTATCACGCCCCTTTGCTCTCCCTGTTCCACCGCTGCCTGAACCTCTCTGCCGCCTCCTCGGAATACCAGAAGAAATATTTACCAAAATTGTCAAACCTACAAAGCATACCGTCCTCCGTCTCGATATAAGTCACGTCCTTTTCGATTCGGAAGCCAGCCACAGTGTATTCACTGACCTTTTCCCCTATAATCGAATAAAACACCGTCCCTATCGCACATGGAAGCTGTAATCCTCGCTTGTCATCTGTATATCTCTTTATTATCGATATCGCCCCTGAAAGCGTCTCGTAATCCCTAGCGTTGTCCGCCATCATCATCATATTGGTAAGACTTTCAAGTACCTCTCCTTCAAGTACCCTTGACTCCATCTGTCTCCTTTCCCCATGCCGGGCGGATTAGTCCGGCATGGCTTTACCATGGCCCTTAATAATTGATTGTGATATATAATTAATTCCCCTTGGAATCCAAAAGGCGTTCCATCTCATCATACTTGTCAAGCAGACATAAAAGTGCATCTCGAAGCACCCTAGCCTTTTTCAGCGTCTCGATATCACCCTTTGACGCATTTTGCTTTGTATTTGCCTCGACAGCTTTCACCATGTTCCTGTATTTTACCAGCAACAGCTCCACGTCATCTTTGCAGTAGCCCCTGCTGTTTACAACCTTGAAACGTGTTTCTTCACCGCCTCCACTAACAATATTGTTGTTTTCCCCTTCATCATTAACAATATTATTGTTTTTGCTTTTAAATACACCATACCTATCCGCAAACCTCGTCCATAACGGCCAAAGCGGTAGTTCAGCACATATCATCCGTTCTTTGAAATATGCCTTGAAGCATAGTTCAAATTCTAGCCTTATTTTATCCGTCTCAAACGGCAGTATATCGCACATTATCCTCTTGAAATACTCCGCCTCCCTGTTCTCCTTTTTCAGCAGTTCATCCATGACATCTGATGGAAACTTTTTATCATCAAAAACGAGGTCAAATACCGTCTGAAGCAATTCCTCCGACCATGCAACCTTACTATAATCGCTAGGATTGAACTCCTTGACATAATCAGTGTCCGTTTTGGACACAGCCTCATCAGCCAGTGTAATCTGCCCCTCACAATACCGCTGGCTCTCCTTCTCTTCCTTCTCCAGCTCCTTTAGGCGTTCTATCTCATCTGAGGTTATATTATCCCTCTTTGTAAGCAATTCCTGCTGCCTTTCCTCAGACAGTCCCGACATTCCGTAGGCTATTGTCACAGGTATGGCATTTTGCTTGAATAACCGCATTGCATCTGGTGTCAGCTTGTTATATATAGCCTGATACCTTCCCACCTGTCCATCACCGCACTTCATCTCCTTGGCAACCTCCGCCCTGAGTGCACGTCCCTTAAGATCACTGTCCTCAAGCATTGCAGGGAGTATCTCCGAAAGCCTTACAGACTGCATCATCTTCTCATAAGGGCTTATCTCCCTTGCCGTACTATTGGTGCATATGACGATATACTCAGCTATCATGTCAAGGAGCTTTTCATTCCCATTCTCGCCAGCCTCTAGTATGACCTTCTCTGATATCTTCCTAGACATCAGACCACCTACATCTATCACGATGCATGGGAGGAACTCATATTGAGGATACCCCCTCTCGACATTGTAGAGGCTTGCCGCCTTACGCTTATGTCCCGCCAATATCTCATATTCGCTCAAATCAGTCTTCCTGACAATAAGCGGCTCCAATATACCGCCCACTATGAGCATATTGTCCGCAAGCTCCCTCACGCTGTCATCATCAATGGCGTAGAAGTTCATAGGCGAACCCTTGAGCTTGCTGTAATGGAGCTGCTGCACCTTCACCTGTTCGGTCTTGATGCCTCCCAGCTCCTCACCCTTTTCTTTTATTAGCCTGCTTAAACTTGCCATGTCCTACTCCTCCTCGAATACCTTAATAACCTCGTCTGTCAAATCCAAGTAGTCCAGTGTTACGTTGCTGTTCTTACGGTGTTTTAACAGCGGTTTACGCACGCTGCTGTCCTCCGCACTCTCACATATGGCAGAAAACCTTATTACGGTGTCGAATATCGTATATTCGTCAATCTTGGTAAGGTCTATTATCCTTTCAAGGCTTTTCTTCCTTCCACTGAACATGGTGCAGAGGCAGGCATATTGTAAATCTGCATCATATGCTCTATGTTCTGCTGCCTTTATAAGATAATTCTGCATCAGCTCCAAGCCATTTATGGCAAAGCCAGAGGAACGAAACGGCACTATCACAAGGTCAGCCGCATAGAGGGCACTCTTGGTAAGGTACTGCATGGTCGGCTGGCAGTCTATAACAATATAATCATACCTATCTGCCACAGACTCCACCAGCTCCCTCAACACGTCATAATTTGTCTCTCCTGTCACATTCGCCGTATCCAGTTCGTCCCATGCGGGTATAATGTCAAGATTGTGGTATTTGCTCCGTCTTATCACACCTTTAAGGCTGCGTCTCTTATAGGCATCATAGAGTGTGCAGGCGTTGGGGTTGTATTTATACAATATATAGCTGGCGTTCCCTTGCGGATCGGCATCAATAAGCAGCACCTTCCTGTCCCTTGCAGCCGCCAAATCATACGCAAGGTTGACGGCAGTGGTAGTCTTTCCCACTCCACCTTTATAATTTGATATAACTATCACTTTCATCTCTTATACTCTCCTTTTCTCATCTGTTGATTAACTGTCATCCTTTAAGTGCATTGTCAGATAGATGCTCCATCTTGATGTGAAATCGTTAAATATATACTCACATGTGTCAAGCTCATACCCTTTGTATTTCTTCTCGAAAAACTCCCTTACCGCCTCACAGTCAGGTGGCATGTTCACTATCTTCTCCACCCTTCGGTTGGTATACCTTGGATGCTCTGGAATGGTGTACCAAGGCTTGATAAGTCCTTTGCTCTGCATCCAGCGTCTCTTACCCTTTACCTTTGCATCTGGGATAAGGTCCTCAAGAGTCATCTGTCCCTCTGTCATTTCGCCCTTCCTAAGATCCTTGCTGATGTAGACCGACAGACCAACTATGCCGTCCTTTTCAAATTGGAGACGGTCACAGTTGGCATATCCAAGCCTCTCCCTCTCCTTAACACCCTTTCGCTTCCTGTCGCACCAGAGTGCTTCCATCAAGTCCCTGTCAAGACCACCGCTTATAAGCAAATGGTGGTGGATTCGACCGCCCTTCCTGCCGTACTCGGTTATGCATATGTATCTGGCTTTGGGCAGACCTAACTTTTTCCTAGCCCTATTAACCCTGTCTATGTAGTTACGGATATTGTTGTCCGCCTCATCCTCATTCTTTGGTTTGAACTTGCCCTTGTATGACAAATCCATCTTATTGTCCGCCTCGGTAAAGTTTGCCTTGATAAGCTGGAAGAGATACCTTATGGCGTTCTTATCGTTTAGTATCTTCTGTTTGGGTTCAGATACGTTCTTTTTCCTCTGCCTCGAATTTCTTTTTCTGGTGTCCCTTGTGTCTGGTCCTATATCCACCTCTATGAATCGTGCCTTTGAACCGTACTTACCACACCTTATTACCTTCTCCATTATCTGACCGTAATTTGTCATATTTTGTATACCACCATGCTGTGCAAATATCCATAAGGATAATACTTATATACAAGCCCCAAATGCCTTGATTTTTCGGCATTTTTTAGGGTTTTTGGCTTGCAATATAAGGGCTTTTGTGGTATACTATTTTTAGTTGATTAATAGATGTAATTTGTTTTATACCACGTACATCATTTAAAAAGTAACGCATTGCCGGCGTTGCTTTTTTATTGCCCTTTTTTCGCACGTCCTTTATATTATTTTGTTGTTTTTATGTCATTTATTACTATAAGCTTATGGGATTGTCTGGGTTGTAAAGGGTGTTGTACCAGTCCCTAAACCTATGGAGCTGCTCAACCCATTCCATAGGATCAAGATTACGACCTGTATCTTTCTCATAATCGCTCTTTATTTCCTCGACTTCTCTAAATGTATCTTCCAATAATTCTATGTTTTCATTCAAATCATGTTTATAGCTTTCAATATATTTATCTTTTGACTCAAATACAGGTTCATCCTTGCGTACTCCGTCTCCGTCATAGTTCCAATCGTCCCAGTTATCCGCATCGGATAACCCTTCTGTACAATTTTCTATCTGTTGCAAATAACATTCCTTAGAAGTGTAAATATCTGCAAGCTCGTCCACCGTCCATTTCTGCCCCGAAAGTAGCCATCCAAGCAGACCTTCATCATAGACCACTTCCCTAGCCATATCAGTATCCTTATTCCAAGGTGCAAACATAAATAGTGAATACTCGTCAATATCTGCAAACATAAGGTCTATCACCTTCCCAGCAGAAATCTTTTCAAATTTGCCTGCTGCCTTTGCAATCTTCCTTGCGGTTTCCTCATCGACTTCAATCGTCATTACCCTACTCATATATACTCCCTTCTACGTCCCCATAATGCGGACAATTCTTTCGTTTTTAATATCCAGCTCCTTAAATATCATCACAAGCTCCCTGAATCGGAAGTTCCTGTCATGGTATCTGATGTTAAAGTTAGCTGGCTTCATTCCTATACGCTTGGCAAGCTCCGCCTGCGTCATCTTCTTGTCATTCATCCCCAGCTCCATCTCCTGATAGAGATAATCCTCGTTTCGCTTGATCGGATCTACCATATAGCTCTTTGGCATCCTATCACCCCCTATAATAAATTTCTGAAATTATTGTCAAATGTAAATACATGGTATTGCTAACCGTCCATAATTGCTGTACAATATTGTTGAAAGGAGTTGATAATATGGCATCAACAAGTATAACAATACGTATGGACGACAGTCTCAAAAAACAGGCTGAATACCTCTTAGATGATATGGGGCTTAACATGACAACCGCAGTTACAATGTTCATGAAGGCAGTTGTGCATCAACGCAAGATACCATTTGAAATAACCGCCGAAGACCCATTCTATAGTGAGGAGAACCAACGTGTATTACGTAATTCCATAGCAAATCTTGAAGCTGGAAAAGGTCAAGTCCATGAATTAATCGAGGTTGACGATGAATAAAAATAGCCCAACTCCGTTCTCATTATGGCGACAAATGATTTCTTATACAGGGCTAATACTTTTCTTTAAGTAAAGTATTCAATTCCCTCAGTTCTTCCAATATTGTTACTAGAATCAGCAGTTTAATGTTTTTCTCATTGGCTGCTGATTCTTTAACCAGCTTTAGCACATCATCCGTAATCTCCATATTTCTCTGCTCCTTCAGCAATTTATTCCAACAGTTCATTTATCGGCACATTGAACACCTCTGCAATCTGATTTCCTAATGCCAGCGTGGGTGTCTTGGAATCCCTTTCTAGCTGGCAGATGTATGATTTTCCTAATCCCAACTCATTGCCAAGCTCCGTCTGTGTCATGCCTTTTTCCGTTCTTAGCCTTTTAATATTCTGTCCTATACTCATTTATTCCTCACCTCTCTATCCTTAAAATCAACTATTTGAATAGTCAGTTTATAACTCCCCTTTCTCACATCATATATATATTGACAATAACTAATTAAAAAATTACGATTATTGTATTGTACCCTCCTTTACTTTGATTATTGATGTGTGTTATTATGTAATTGTATTGTTTACTATAGTAAATATTATATCTCATTTTTTTTGAGATTTCAAGTGTGTTTTATCTTATTTTAGTAAGATTGTGTTTTTTTACCAATTTTTCATACTTACTTTTGTGAGATTTTGTATATATTGGGGGTGTGTTATATGTTTTGGGAACGTTTCTATCAGCTATGTGAATATAACGGCTTTAAACCTAATCCACTTGGAAAAAGTCTGGGGATTTCTTCAGGCTCTCTTACTAAATGGAAAAATGGAGGTATTCCCAATGGAGACTCATTGATAAAAATAGCAGACCACCTTAACTGCTCTGTGGACTATCTCCTCGGACGCACTGACATTGTTAATTACACCCCTGTTGCCGATGCTGGCGATGACAAGTATATGGGAATTATGATTGAGAACACTAGAAAGCTTAATGATGCTGGAATGGAAGAACTGGTTAAATACTCCGAATACCTTCTTTCCAAAGACGAATACATAAACTCTCGGCAAGAAGGGACGGCAATATAATCTATCCCTCGGTGTTTGATGATTGATTTGATTTGTTACTATGGTAAACTTTCGTATTTTTGAATATTGATTTTTGATTTGGGGTATGATATAATTGCCGTAGGCAAAAGGATATTAATGTGACATTAAGTTCACGCAAACGAAAACCCCAAGGTGCGCCAAACCTTGGGGTTTTCTATTCTTATTTGGGGACTAGCTTACAGTCCAGGCTTGTTACCTGCCTTTAAACAGTCTGTCAAACCATTTGCATAGGTAGTAGGCGACTACTTTTGCCGTAACAGACGTTATGAAGGATATTAATTCAGACATTAAGTTCACCCCCTTTCTGTCACCAGTATCGGGGAGATAACGGATTTATATTACATTATTTGTCAATTATTGTCAATAATATGGTGAGTCGCCAATCTACAATATCAAAGACTACAGAAGAAAATAACGATAATGTAAAAGAAGCATAAAACAAATTTTGTTATTATGTTTTTCCCTATTTTTACCGATAAACATATTGATAAGCCTTATAAAGAGGCTTAAAGAAAGCGAGGTAATATATGACTTTCAAATCTTTAAAAGATGAGCTTGTAAACGGTTTATTGGATATTTTCAGTGATAACCTTGTCAGGATAATACTTTACGGCTCTGTTGCTAGAAATGAAAATACTGATGAAAGTGATATTGACATAGCCGTTATAATCACAAATCCCATTTCGGCTGAGGTCAGGAAGTCCTTTATTTCTTGGAATGCTGACATGGATTTAAAATATGATTGTGTCTTGTCAATTATTGATATTGAAAATGATATATTTGAGACCTGGAAGAATGTTCTTCCTTTTTACAGGAATGTATCAGATGAGGGTATAGTATTATGGTCGGCAGCATAAAGGACTTGTCAAATTACAGAATAAATCAGGCTGGGGAGATGCTTGAAGCTGCATCTGCCAATTACAATATTGGTCAATACAAAACCTCCCTTAACAGGTCTTATTATGCTGTATTCCATTCCATGAGGGCGGTAAATATCCTTGATGGTTTTGATTCTTCCAAACATTCGGGGGTTATTGCACACTTTAACCAATATTATATAAAGACAGGGCTACTGGATAAGAGCCTGTCAGATATTATAAAATCAACTTATTACCTTCGTGAGAAATCCGATTATGACGATTTTTTTGTTGCCAGTCGAGGCGATGCCGAAAACCAATTGCAAAATGCAGAAATATTCGTCAACGCTGTACATGAGTATTTAAACAACAATAACTGACTCACGTTGTCAATAATATGGCGAGTTGCCAATCTACAATATCAAAGACTACAGAAGAAAATAACGCTAATGCAAAAGAAGCATAAAAATATTGAAATTATAACTGATTAAATAGGTGAATTTGAAAGCGAGGTGTGTAATGTGTCAGACACTTTTAGAAAATTGATGATTTACTATGTCGAAGAGATTAAAAAAGTCTACGGCAAACACCTGCGTAAGGTTATCCTTTTTGGTTCTTATGCAAGGGGTGATTTTACCGCTGACTCTGACATAGATATTATGATTTTGTTGGATATTTCTGATTTGGAAATAAAGGATTATTTTGAACAGCTTATCAGCGTGACTTATGATTTCAACATGGACTATGACACCGACATCAAGCCGATTGTTAAGAATGAAGGTCATTTTCAAAAATGGGTTGTCAACTACCCGTTTTATGCGAATGTAAACAGAGAAGGAGTTGTCTTGTATGGAGCAGCATGATTTAGGAACAACAAAAGATATGGCGTATAAAATATTGGTTGACACAAACATATATACAAATCACCGCAAATATGCGGTGATTTATTTTTCCCATGTCATGTTGTCGGCTTGATATTCGGGGATTCTAGCTAGCAGTTCTATTTGCTCAATAGCTTTTGCTTGTCCTTTTTCATTCAGAGAGCTGAAAAGTTTAACCATATCGCGTTTTATATCGAAGTCAGCTTCATATTGGATTTTTAAATTGAATTTTTCAAGCAGTTGTTTCTTGTCTGTTTCGGATAAGTTAGAATAGGCAATTACTTCATCAAAAATATGTCTTTTAACATCTGATATTGTCTCTTTAGCAATATAGTCATAAGCGTTATCCATATCATTCAATGTCACAGATAATTCTAGAGCCTCTGACAGTTTTTTGTTGACTTCTGGCGTGATATTTTTCCTATCCCTTGATGATATCCCATAAATCGTATTAGTGGATACACCGCTCTTTTTAGACAAGTCACGAATCGTCATTTGTTTATGATTTAAAATTACCTTCAGGTTTTCTCCAACTGTCATATCTTAAACAACTCCTTACAATTCCTATAATATAATTTAACCATATTTGTTTAAAAATGTAAAGAATAATACAAAAAGTTGTTGACAAATGCAAAAGTTTGTATTATAAGTAAATTAACCTATACAAGGATTTGTATTCAGAAGGAGGAATGAAATGAAACTAAACTATGACAAGCTAAATATTTGCATGGCAGACAATTGTATGACGATTGACGAGCTATCACAAAAGGCAGGTGTTTCGAAGAACACGCTATATGCTTTAAAGAATAGGTGCAAGAACCCTAGAAGTGTTACCATTGGAAAAATCGCCAAAGCATTAGGTGTTAAAACTGCTGAAATTATTGATTAAACGAAAACCACCGCTCATGTTACCAGCATGGACGGTGGAAAATTAATTGGTATACGCCGTATATACCAGGGTTTTATATCGCTGAATCTATTATAACATAAAACCCTCGATGGTACAACGGCTATTATGGCTATTATAGGAGGATTTTATTGTTATGAAGATCGCAAAATTACCATCTGGGAGCTATCGGATTAGAAAGATGTATAAGGGTAAGATGTACTCAGTGACCACTGAATACAAACCCACACAAAAGGACGCTCTACAGCTCATGGCTGCGGAGCTTGACAAGGTGCAGGTTAAAAAGGGACACCTTACATTCAAGGAAGCATCTAAAAAATATGTTGAGTCAAAGAACAATGTCCTAAGCCCCCGTACTGTAAAGGAATACAGCGAAATGCCTGATAGACTGTCAAAGGCTTTTGTTGAAATGGTATTAACTGACATCACGCAGGAGGACATCCAGAGTGAAATCAACCGCCTAGCTAAAGATAAAAGTCCTAAGACTGTGCGTAACTACCATGGTTACATATCCGCAGTGCTCCGTACATACCGCCCTGACCTCAGTATAAGGACCACACTGCCACAAAAGCTTAAAAGCGAACCTTACATACCTACCGACGATGATGTGAGGCGTGTACTAGCCAGTGCCGAGGGTACACCCTACGAAATCCCTATTATACTCGCCTGCTACGGTCTACGCCGATCAGAGATATGTGCACTAACGCCCGATGACATTGACGGTGATGTGGTAACAATCAACAAGGCACTTGTGCTTAACAAAGACAAAAAATGGGTTACGAAGATTACTAAGACCACCGAGAGTTCGAGAACCGTCATAATACCCCATCGTGCCGCCGACATGATAAAGAAGCAGGGATATGTATACAAAGGACACCCGAACAGCATCACCGACTACCTAGAATCTGTTCAGGACAAATTGGGTATGCCTGAATTTTCACTTCATAAGCTACGCCACTACTTCGCCAGCAAGATGTCAGAGCTAAAAATCCCCGAAGCCGACATTCTGAAGATGGGTGGCTGGGAGACAGACCATGTTATGAAGGCTGTGTACCGCCACGCAATGATGTCTCGTGACAGGGATGCAATGAGAGATGCGGCCTCGAAGCTTGGTAATTCTATTTTTATAAATTGATTATGCGTGACAAATTTCGTGACAAATTTTGAATTTAATATATTTAAATTTATTTAATTATATTAAATTTTAGGGGCAAAAAGAAAGCCGCCAACCCCTTATTTTTAAAGGGCTGACGGCTTCTTTTGCGATTTCTCGCCATTCTTTAATTACTGCGGATAACAGGAGTCGAACCTGTTAATTTATGCACTATTATCTTAGTATTCATAAGGTCTGTATTTTTTCGTGGCAAATTTCATGACAACTTTATTATTTCTATGTTACAATGCATTTTTTAATGCTGTCCTCGTTTGCTTTCCCACTATTCCATCCGCATCAATCCCCAATCGTTGCTGTGCAGTCATGATTGCTGTTACAGATTTATTGCCTATTATACCATCTATGCCATCCTTGTCAAGAATGCCTAATCGACACAGGTGCCACTGCACCCATTTTGCTGATTCGCCTTTTGTGCCTCTTTGGACGTTTGCTATTGGCTCTTTATATGGATTGCTATCTGAAGTTATCTCCTCTGTCTGCCTTGTACCATCATACTGGGTTAGATTATACTGGCTTATAATGGTAATGCAGGTGTCAACCTCTGTTACAGATGTCATATATCCGCATGTTTTAATCTGCTGCATCTGTTCCTTATATCCGCTGGTTGACAATACTTTTTTATATAGGGATGTGTTTAGAAGTTCGTAATAATTAAATACGCACTGCTCCATGCTCTCATATGCCCTGAAATTGGATTTTATAGTTACAAGCTGTCCTGTTGACTGGTTAGTAACTTCCTGTGTTTTAGAATTAAAGCTCTTACCACTCCAGTACTTTGTAGCCGTCTTTCCCGTACCCACCTTCTGCCCCAGGTAACTGTAATATTTGCAACTACCCGCAGTACCCCATGCACTTTCGACAGCCGCCATTGCTATACAGATGCTTGGCAATGGCTTGCCGTATGTTTTATATGCCTTTTGAGCAAGAGGGGAAATTTGACTAATGAATTTCTTTTTTTGTATTTCAGTTGCCATATTTACACTCCTGTATTAGCGGGGTATTTTAGCTTGAAGCGCTTAATCAGGGCACAGATAAGCACTTCTCCCCCAAACACACCAAAAAAACAGGTAATCAGTGTTTCCTGTTCAACTCCAGTTACAATTGTTATTATGGTTTGGGCAACGGTAAATACTATGATCATCAAAAATGAAAATAGCAGGTATTTATCCAAACCACTGATCTTATTTTTAGGTATTAAAAGTTTTTTCATGATTTCTCCTTACACTAAAAATGAATTGTTGTTTTGACATTTTTCATATGTTTCTTTAATATTCTGAACCGCCATTTTAGCCTTGTTGTTCTCATAGCCAGGATGCAGACGGCAGTAATTTTCATATTTATCAATATCTTTGATAATCTGATTAAAATGTTCCTCGGTGTGGTCCATCTTATGCCTTATTTCATCGTCAAATCTGATTATACGGTATCTGACATTGTCAGCCTCAGTTTCATTTAGCTTGTCCAATATTTCCGTATTTAGTGCCCTCCCGATAAACTTTAATATTGATGACCATGGATTGACTTTAATCGGGGTTATCTCTATGATTGTAAGCAATATTATGGCTGTTCCTAACAATCCAAACGAACCTATGTTATCGATAATCTCTTTAAGCTCCATATTCATCCCTCTTTCTAACTGATGAGCCTGACTATTGTTCTTTGAGTGCCTCCTCGACTTTATTCCGCCAAAGTGTTGGCACATCTTCAACCAACATCAGACCATTATTGATTCTTCTGATATATATTGAAATCATTTATTTCACCTCCCCATCTTCTACATTAGCTGACGATACAATGCTCGCAAGTTCTAAAATTGCATCATTTTGTTCATTTATAATTTCCGCCAATTCTATGATTGCATCATTTTGTTCATTTATCAGTTGACGGTCGGATACATATTCTGCCTTGTCTGTTACATAATCCGCTTCAGATATATCATTTTCAACAATTTCGGGTGCCGTGTAGACTGTACCATCATTAGACAATTGGTAGCTATTATTGTCGTCAACATCATTTTTATAGATTGTTGTGAAAGCATGATATGTATTACCTCCTATGTTTTTCTTACCTTCTTTATCAAGGTATAAATCAAAGCCAGATATATTTACAATTTTTTCATCCGAAAATAACAAGGTGACGATATTTCCCTGTGACCTGACTTTAACATTGTATAATTTTTCGTCATTTTGAAATTTTAAATATGCCATTTTGTTGCTCCTTCCAAAATTATTAAAAAGACTCAACATTATAAGTTTGAGTCCTTTTAAAGATTTTAGATTATTAATGGCAGATAAATAGCAATTTAAAAATTGTATCATTGCGCATAACTGGCAATAGTTCTGTGGACATACCTAGCGGCAGTTCCTGTAAATACACTGACTTTACAATACCAGATGGGTATACGGCTATAGGAAATATAGGATATGCAACTACATCTGGTGGATTTTATATACGTTTTTATGATATGGGAAATAATATAACCACAGTATATATGTACAACACCCATTCAACTACTGTAACAGTTACCCCTTTTATACGAATATTGTGCTATAAGAATTAAAAAATCAATCTATTCATTTGAAATAGACAATAACTGTATTTGACAGGTAATATCCTTTATATATTGGTTATAAGAGCTAATGTAACTAATATTAATTTATAAGGCACAATGGAAATCTAGGGATATTAATAAACTGCGAGGATATACTGCCTTAACGACATGCATAAGCCATTACTATTGTTTCTTTGCTAGTATTGTTTGTAACTTTAACAACATCTCCTGTGATTAATGGGACAATAGATGATGAGGTAGCATTATTGTCCGAGTTTGAATTCCAAGCACCTTGAGCTTTCACTATCACATTACTGTTATTCACAGTGACAAAACATACATCCCAATCACCGGAAATAAGAAAAACTGCCCAACAGTTTTGAATTGCTGTATATGTATATGTTGAATTTTCTTTTACTGTGATGTGTAATATTTTTTAGAATAATTTGGAGCTGT